TGTGGCGGAACAGGCAGACGCAACAGACTTAAAATCTGTCGATCAATTGATCGTGTGGGTTCGATTCCCACCATTCCCACTAATATGGCGTGGTAGCCCAATGGCAGAGGCGGCTGATTCAAAACCAGCTTAGTGTAGGTTCGACTCCTATCCGCGCTACTTAAACTATTTAAAGTTCGCTCCCTTAACTCAGCGGCTAGAGTGCTTCCTTTACACGGAAGAAGTCGATGGTTCAAATCCGTCAGGGAGTATTCGGTGTTTCTCAGTTCTGCAGCTGTTGGAAACAAATAAGTCAGGAATAATTCTTGCAAGTGACCTGAATAGGAGTAACATTAACCGTTGGTTACTCAAAAGTTTCACGACATCTTTTCAAAAATCGTTTTTGCGAATGTAACTCAGCGGTAGAGTCTCGGTTTTCCAAACCGATGGTCGTGGGTTCGAATCCCATCGTTCGCTTTCCTGCGTAGTTCGTTGTGTGATGATGACTAGACTTGTCTGTTGCAAAAGACAAGTGAGACAAAGGGTGCAAGCCCCTCGCTACGCTCTTCGGATGATTACCCAAGTAGCAAAGGGGAGTGACTGTAAATCACTTGTCATTAGACTTCGTAGGTGCAAGTCCTTCATCATCCACTTTATGACCGCAAAAGGTACAAAACCTCCTGCAAGCAAAGATGTATTCTTGGTGAGTGATACTCACTTCGGACATCCTAATATTGTTAAGTTTGCAGCAAATGGAGTGCGAATTCGTCCATTTGATACTCACGAACAACATGATGAAGTGCTGGTTGAAAACTGGAATGCTGTTGTAAAACCAAATGATAAAGTATATCATCTTGGTGATGTTTCAATTAGCAGAAAGTCTCTTGCACTTCTTGAAAAACTTCACGGTGAGAAGATTTTGATTCGTGGTAATCATGATATCTTTAAACTTGACGATTATGCAAAGCACTTTAAGGATATTCGTTCTTTCCATGTATTGAATGGTTGTGTCCTTACTCACGCTCCACTACATACTTCTTGTCTTGAAAAGTTTGGGTGTAACATTCACGGTCACACTCATGCTAATCATGTCAAACGGATTGCTGATATAGGAGGATTGGAAAACGATCCTTCATATCTTAATGTTTGTGTAGAACATACTAACTTTTCCCCCTTGCCTCTAGACGAAGTTTTTGCTAGAATCAAGAAGCAAGGTGGTACTGTTGGAATGGTTTCACGAAGACAAGATCCTCTTGGTTGGTTGGGGTGATAGCTCAATTGGGAGAGCGATGCCTTTGCAAGGCATAGGTTAGGGGTTCGATCCCCCTTCACTCCATTATGGTTAATACGCTTAGGTACAAAATCTTAAAAGAGACTACAGAAAATGCCATTCGTAGGTACTCCGAAACAACATATGCAGCAGCTTGGTTGAATTTGGTAGAGCATGAAGTTTACTATCAAATTAAACTAAACGATTGGTATTATGTTAATAATTTTTATACAACCCTAGAAGTGCAATGTATGCGCGATCTGATACGAGAAGGAATGTGGGTTAAGTGGGTTGACGGTGAAGTTAGATTGTGTAGATGTGGTTTGAAACACATAGGAACTCCTCTTGAACAGGATGAGTATGCAGACTATGATAATTATGTAAATGGCGCAGACTAAATAACTTTGATATTGTTGATCTTTGCGGACTACTCAACTGCACGGGGGTTCGAATCCCCCCGACTCCATTTAAAAACTTACGGGGTCGAACGGAATCGACAGGGAGATGCGAGTAATAGGGAGATATCCGAGAGGTCGTTGACAACCCTCGTTAAATGCCAATGTTGACAACTATAATTGCCGCACCTATGGCAATGGCTGCTTGAAGCAGTGGGGAATGGTTCACCCGCGACTGAACGAACCCAACCTCCAGTAATGGGGGTTGTTTTTTTTTATACATATAAGGTATAAACACTATGCACTCTGTGATTCCTGATAGGTTAAGGAGTCTTCCATGGCAAACCACCACGAGCCTTGTGAGTGCGAGGAGTTAAAACAACAACTCGCAGATTGTAAAGATGCAAAACATAAAGATTGTAAAGAAAAAACCGAACAACAATCTGTAAAAATAGCAGCACTAGAGAAAAAGATAATGACTCTAACAATTGTTGGAGCAGTTGCTGTTACCGTAATTGGTAAAGAAATGGCAGATAAAGTTATAGATGCATTCAAAACAGTAGAACAAGTTCAAGAAAAAATATCAAGTCCTTTAGGAGCAAATAATACAAATGATAAAGTTACAGACAATAGCAGTAGCAACGGTGGCGATCCTTTTCGCACAACAAACTAACGCAGATTTGGTAAATGGCGGATTCGAAGATTTTCAAGTTTTTGGTTATGATTTTGTAAGTGGTTCTTCTCCTACAACAAACTGGGCAACAACCGCTCCTGATAATTTATTAGAAATTTGGGCGAATGGATTTTTTGGAGTTTCTGCTTATGAAGGAAATAGTTTTGCAGAATTAAATGCAAACTACGCTTCTGCTTTATATCAAGATGTCAATGGATTGGGTGATTTTAATTCTATTAATTGGCATTTTGCACATCGTGGACGCGATGGTATAGATGTTATGCGCTTAACTATTACTGATTTGGGCGCAGATCAATCATTTGGGAATGGTGATGACAGTATTTTGTTTCAGCAAGAATTCTCAGCTGGAAACTTGGGTTGGCAACTTAATTATGGTACAATCACCTCCATCGGCAATCTTACCAGATTTTCGTTTGAAGCAGTTAGTGCAGTAGGTGGAAGCACTCAAGGTAACTTTATAGATTATGTTGGATTTGGTCAGAATGCAGTTCCAGGTCCTGGCGCATTTAGTTTATTAGCAATTTCTGCTATTTTGTTTAATCGCAGAAGAAGATAAATACTTTTACTCTCTTTATTATGGGTTTCGTATACTTTAATAAAGGAACACCATGATGGATAATAATTCTAACGATATGAATGCTATAGAAGCATTTTTAATTCGTTACGGAATAGACATCGGATTTTTAGTATCTGGTTTTTTTGGTGCATTACTTCTTGTAAGTAAAAACTCAGCACAAAAACTCAGCACAACTATTGCATCTATATTGGCAGGAACCGCGTGTGCTAATTACTTAACACCCGTGGTTATGTCTATTTTACCTCAAGGTGTTCAAACAAATGGCAAATATGCGGTTGCCTTTGTCATGGGTTTTATGGGATTAAAGGGATTGGAACTGGTACTTGAAAAATGGTTTAATAAAAATATAAAAGATGTTGAAAAAGTAACAGTAAAAAAACCAAAATCTCGCCGCAAAAAGATTAAAAAGGATTGATCATGCAAGAATATACAATGCTTATTAATTTTGTTGCAAATTTAATATTAACATTATCTTTTACGGCATTTATTATTTTTATTTTTGGTAGAGCAGATGGTAAGTTAAATCAAATGCCTTGGTATAAGACTCTACCAGTAAAAGCAGGTTTAGGTTTCTGTACTGCTGGATCGTTGTTTAATGTATTAACATTTAATAATCCAGAATGGACACAAGTATCGTTAAACGCAGGATTGGCAATGGTATTTGCTTGGGCAGCATATTTTCATTATGTTGAATTTGTTTGCATTAAAAAAACAGAAGTTAAAAGAAAAAAGAAAATTAAACGCAAAGTATAAATACCTGTAGAATCTTTTACCATGATGTCTGTGATTTTTAATGTCTAGCCCAGTGGAGTCAACATCTATGTTTTCACCCGAACTGATTAGTATGGTCGGTGGTGGAGTCACGGGATTCCTTTTTCGATATATGGCTCAAAAGAGTCAAGATCAAAAAGAAATATTCGAAAGACTTATCACAGCAAATAAGCAAACAACAGAAAATCAAGATAAAGCAGCACAAAGAGTTTCAATTGATGCTGGTAAAACTGTAAGACAAATTATCGTACTCACAGTATTGTTTGGTGCATTTGCTGCTCCATTTATTCTTCCATTTTTTGGTGTTCCAACTTTTATTGAAGTAGATGTTAAGAATCCAGAAGGATTGTTTGGATTGATACCAGAAACAGGAAGAAAAGCATTTGTTGAGTTGAATGGTTTCTTCTGGACATCAGAAAATCGTCAAGTTCTTTTAAGCATAGTTGGATTCTATTTTGGTTCTGCTGCGGCAAATAATAAGTCATAAGGATTATCATGAAATATTTAATGTTTATAAGCATGTTATTAGCGGGTTGTGTAACTGATCCAGTAATTATTCCAGATACAACAAGTGATAATGTTGTAATGATGCAATTAAAAGATCATATAGGACAACCAGGTCCAATTCAACCATCTTATGGTTGGGTATTTTGGTATATACCAGTTGGTTTATTGATATTATTTTGGGGATATCGTGAGTTGATTAAAAAACCAATACCAAAACAATGTGTAGATAAAAAGACAGGTGAGATAGTTCTTGAAGAAAAAACATCGACAGCGACAAATAATCAAGAACCACCAAAGGTTTAACAGGGGGTAACACCCCGAAGGAGTTGGGGTGTCGTACTACAAAGCACATTATAGTGTTTTGAAAAAGAGTTCAAAGTACTCCATATATCTTTCTCACTTTCAAAACTTACCCATGTATGATGTTGACTTTGAATGTAAAAAAGAATCAGACGATATAATGAATTTTTATTTGTTTAGTGATACCATCGAAGCATTTAATGATGCAATTGAATGGTTAGAAGAATCTGTAGGATTAGAACCATATAAAACAGAGTGGTTTGAAAAAGATAAATAATGAAGCGGAGAATTATATGCAAAAAGACTACAGACTTATAAGAGAACAGACGCAACAGGATTACGCTCAAAACTTTGAAGATCCTGATGCATCTCGTCAAGAAAAGATAATACGACACTCGTTGCGTAAGAAAAGAGCGGATATTACTCGCGCTCTTAATTATAACCGTGATCTTTTTATTCGTCATGTAATTACCCGCATGGATGTTCTTGCGCCACTTATTAATAAAAGATTGTATGAAGTAACGGTTGGTGATTTAAC